GCGGGCACGTTCAACAGTTCTGATGTGAGTGCCTGGAGGCCAACGGATTTTGAGTTATACAGCCCGGCTAACGGTTACTTAGGCGCGTTCAACAGCAGCGACGTGATCGCTTGGAGACCAACGAAAATTTACATTTCTGGATTGCCAACCAGTTACTCAGTAATATTCAACAGTAGTGATGTCAGTGCGTGGACACCAACCCTGTTCTATTTAAACAGCATTCAAATGCTTGCAGCAACTATGTCTGTGGGTGGTTTAGCTGGATGGACTTCGGCCACCTATATAGACTTTTCATTTAATAGATTGAATCAGGCAAAAGTGGATCAGGTATTAGCCGACGCATACACTGCTTTTGCAACCCGGTCAGTATCCGGTGGTGTCATCGACCTCAGCGGCGGCGGCAATGTGGCACCGTCTGGGATATTCCAGTCTCAAACTCCGCCCACGAGCGGCAAGGAAACGGCTTTCGATTTGCTGAACGATCCAACGAGCATCAACCCTACCAAGAAGTGGTCAACAATCACCACCAACTGATATGCTGACTTACCAAATCGTGGTTGAAGCGGACAACGTGGCTAGATACGTGATCCAGCACAACGACTTGCTAGGCAAGACTTACGCTGGTCCCCAGGTGGGGGTGCTTTCTCAGGGCTACATCAATGCCTACAAGGCTCAGTTCAGCCTGTCAGATGTTCCCGCAGTGATTGCCAACCTGGGGATCACGAACGCCCTAACCGCACAGGACTTGAATGCCATCAACGTATAGTCCGGTTGCAATTGTGGGAACATCCGCTTTGGCTGCGGGGCCACTGACCGTGCTGGCTCCGGGTGACACGCTGCTCGCCGGGCACCTACTCGATACCTCTATCGCGCGCCCCGGCATTCCAGCATGGGCTGTCGGCTTGGTAGTCGCCATTGGGCGGGTCTATTCCTACTCCGGATTGCTCTACCTGGTTGTCCAAGCGCACACTACCCAGTCCACATGGACACCAGACGTTGCCCGTTCTCTTTTCACCCCCTACCGTCCGCCCGGCACCGTTGCGCCGTGGGTGCAGCCGCTCGGATCATTTGACGCCTATCCTCTGGGGTGGCAGGTGACTTATGGGGGATATACCTGGCAGAGCTTGGTCGCCGCAAACGTGTGGTTGCCAGCTTCTGGAACACTGTGGCTGAACCTGACGCCACCGGTTACACAAAATTGGGCTTATCCAGTGGCCTACAAGGTCGGCGACGTGGTGCTCTACGTGCCGAATGGACTGAAATACAAATGCCTTCAGGCGCATACGTCGCAGGCCGGCTGGAATCCGCCCGCAGTGCCCGCGCTGTGGCAGGTGACCGCATGACATTCGCCGCTAGTCGGGCGACTGTTGGTAGCACAGTATGATCATAGTTCTTGAAAAAATCTTCCACTTCCTGTTGGAGTGGAGAGAACAACACAACCACAACGAAAGGAAACTCATGGCAGCGATTGATACATTGATCAGTTCGGTTACAGCGAATACGGCAGCCGTCACGGCGCTCACGGCAGCGGTGGACACGGCGGTTACGGACCTGAATGCGCCTCCGGTGACGGATGCCGCCATCCTGGTTCAGGCAGCCGCAGTTGACTCTGCCACTGCCGCAGTGGTCGCCCAGACCGCCCGGCTGGTTGCCGCGACGGGTGCGGTAGTGGTTCCTCCGGCTCCCTAATACCTAAGGGGACTTTAATTAAGTCTCCTTAAATCGTAGAAATCCGCCGTTCCGGGGTTGCAATCCCGGGACGGCGGTTGTATTGTAGGGACATGAAACTACTTATGATACTGGTGCTCTGGGGGCTGTTCCTAACTGCCACGGGGCCAAACTGGATGACGGTCTGCGTCGGGATACTGGTTCTGTGCAGCCTGCAAGACGCGAAGCCCGCAAGTGCAAACCTGCCCGCTAAGCCGGTCGCCCCGCTAGCCAAGCTTATGTCGCCCTCGCGCGAGCAGATGGCGGAGGCGGAGGAAATGGACGAATTCTTTGAGTCCATTGGGGAGGTTAAGGTGCCGATGCCGATACCGCCCCTGCCAACGCTTGTGTATCTGCATCCTCCTCGGGAAGCTGGAAGGGGGCAACAAGCGTGAGAGCGTTCGGCTACGTGCGGGTGAGCGGGCGGGGGCAGATTGATGGGGATGGCCCGCAGCGGCAAAGGGACGCGATCCAGAAGTTCTGCTCTGAGCAGGGGCTCGATCCGCTCTTCTTTTTCACAGAGGAGGCGGTCAGTGGCACCATTGACGGACTCAGCCGGCCAGTGTTCTTGCAGATGATCCAGGAGATTGAGACAGCGCCGAAGGGCAGCCCTCTCCGGGAGGTGTGCATCGTTCTGGAGAGGATGGACCGGTTGGCCCGGGACCTGATTGTCTCAGAGGTGATCCTGAAGGAGTGCGCCGCCCGAGGTATCCCGGTCTATGCAGCGGACCAGGGCCAGAAGATTGACCAAGCCTCGACAGAGGCAGACCCTACGCGCAAGCTGATCCGGCAGATCATGGGTGCGTTGTCTGAATGGGAGAAATCGGTCATCGTCAAGAAACTCAGAGCAGCGCGGGACCGGAAGCGTCAGGAAACTGGACGGTGCGAGGGAGTGAAACCATATGGGGATTTGGAAGCGGAGATAGCGGTGTTGCGCTGGCTGGAAATCAGTCGGGTCAACCGAAACTCATATGAGACTATCGCCCGGGGGGCAAATGCGCTAGGATACGTGACACGCTCGGGCCGGCCCTGGACCAAAGCGGCGGTATATCAGGTGCTTAACCGTCGCTGAAATTCAACAAGCACAGGTCAACAGGCAACTGTTGACTTGTGACCTATTTTGTTTTCGCCGTCTTCTCGGAGCCGAAGGCGGCACTTGTCTCCCTATGGATTCGTTCCTGGGAGGCGCGCGGCTGGAAGGCCCGTATCCTATCTGCCCGGGAAATCCAGGAGGCGGGCAGCGCGCGCCAGGCGATCATCCGGCGGCGCTGCCGCTATGCGTCACTGCTTGTTGACCTTCAGACGATCAACTTTTCCCAACCCCCAAAGGCGGGTCTGAAGTTGCGGGCAACCCGGTTTGGCAAGCGGGGATGGAAGACAGCCGGCCTGGTTCGATTTTCCTCGGTGGGTGAAGTTTATGCCTGCGGGCGTCCCCTATGTCTCTGAGTCCGGAGGAGCAAAGCCTTGCGGGCGAAGTGTCCGCATTGATGCACGCCGACAAGACGGTCGCAGCGGCGGAGCTTGTTGCCGGCACGGCGGGACAGCGGTTGACGCAACAGGAGCGGGACGATCCGGCCAAGTGCCACCACTACCTTCACTTCTACCTCCACAATCTCCTGGAGACCGGGGGCACGGTAGAGGCGGCGCAGTTGCTTTGGAGCCCTACCCAGTTCAACCCAAATCCGGATAGCTCACGGTCGGTCTGGAAGCTGTTTGACGAGGCGGATACGGGCTTGATCATGGGCGCGGCCAAGATGTCGAAGAGCTTCTCAATGGGGGTGCGGCTGTTCCTGGAGTGGGTGCGGGACCCGGAATACACCACGATCCGGGTGGTCGGGCCATCTGAGAATCACTTGGAGGAGAACCTTTTTTCACATCTGGTTTCTTTGCATCAACATGCAACGCTGCCGATGCCTGGGGAGGTGGGCGATCTTTTCATCGGGCTCAATCGTCGGGATCAGATGTCTTCTATACGGGGAGTCATAATCCCCAAAGGCAACGTGAAGAAGGCGGGTCGGCTGCAAGGCGGTCACAGGCGGCCCAGGATCAAACCGCATCCGGTGTTCGGGCCGCTGTCTCGGATGTTCATTTTCTTGGACGAAGTCGAGAACATCCCGATGGGCATCTGGCAGGACATTGACAACGTGCTGTCCGAGATTGAGAAGGGCGGCCAGGGGTTTAAGGTGTTCGGCGCATATAATCCCTCGAACATGTCAGACGAAGTCGCCAAGCGCGCGGAGCCGGAGTTTGGCTGGGGCGACTTTGATGAAGAGAAGCACTTTCGCTGGAAGTCGATCCGGCGCTGGGATGTTCTTCGTCTTGACGGGGAGCGCTGTGAGAATGTTCTCCAGGACAAAGTTATCTATCCAGGACTCCAGACGCGAGACGGTTTGGAGCGTATCGCATCAAATGCCGGCGGCAGGAACGCGCCGGGCTACTTGACGATGGGGCGCGGGTGCTACCCTACGACCGGAATTGAGGCTGCTATACTTCCGCCCGGGTTGCTGTCAAAGATGCGGGGCGAATATGTCTGGTTTGAGGAGCCAAAACCAATCAGTTCCACAGACCTCGCGCTTGAAGGCGGCGATAGTGCAATCCATACGGTTGGGAGTTGGGGACTCGCATCAGGCATAAAATTTCCTCCCTCGATTGAGTTTCCGAAAGGGAAGATTGCAATGTTCAAGGACCCGCATGGGCAGATTATGCCGCGTTGGGGACTACAGGCAAATTTACAATTCGCGCACCCCAAGGGAGATACGGTCGCGATGGAGCAAGCGGTCCTTGCCGCGAATCGGAAATCTGGAACCCGGCCTGAGTTGTATGCGTGTGACCGGACGGGTGTGGGCGCGGGGGTAGCCGACTTGATCAAGAATGATTGGTCTGCGAGCATCCATGATGTAAACTATTCCGAGGGAGCCAGTGACTCGAAGATCATGCAGGAGGACACCAAGACCTGCGCGCAGGAGTATGACCGTGTTTACACAGAGTTACTTTTTGCACTCCGAATCTGGGGTGAGTTTGGTTATTTTCTGATCCACCCCTCGGTGGATATGGGCAAGCTCACCCAGCAGCTTACCCAGCGTCGGTTCAAGACGCAGAACGGAAAGAAGAAAGCGGAATCAAAGAAAGATTACAAGTCGCGTGGGTTTAGTTCTCCGGATGAAGCGGACTCGCTCTCGCTGCTGGTCTATGCGGCGCGCAAGGGAAGCGGGGTGATCCCCTCGATGAGGGGGGCCTCGGTGGATCAGCCCGGTGACAGTGATGATGACTGGACTTTGCGTGAATACCCCGGCGGGGTGCGGATAGACCCCTCGAACCGGTCTGATTACTTGAACTCGTCGGATTCTCCAATCTTATGAAGCAGATAAACGGGAACATGTATCCCCACGATGGATTCTTTTTCAAGGACGGTGATGGCACTACGCACCGCGGCGATAGCTGGGCGGGAGTGATCGCGCGAGTGGTTGCCTACCGGAAGCGTCAGGGAAAGCCGTTTGAAACGGTGGTTTCAGAGGTGACTGAGCAGGCGTGCGCTCGAAACCCAGTGTTGTGCGTGGAAGACAATGGAGCTACCCGGACGGAGCAGAAGAAAGCCTCGCTGAAGACGCAGTTGCTTCAGTGGCTAATGGAGAAGCGGCGGCAGCGCGAAGCGTCAGACCTGCGGTTTGTCTCGCGGGAGCTTCACGAGGCGCGCACTGATGTCTGTATCCGGTGCCCGCGTGACAAGTCTATGCCCGGGGGTGGCTGCGGCTCCTGTAAGGCTGCCGTGAGGGAGTTGAAGGACGCTGTAGTTGGTAATCGAGAGACGGATGCCCGGATAAACGCCTGCCCGGTGCTGGCGGAATACCTGCCGGTCTCGACGTGGCTTGACGAGCCAGCGGTAAGTAATCCGGGATTTCCGGAGGAGTGCTGGAGAAAGAGAACAATATGATCAAAATGGCGTGGCATTTTCTGGTGTCGATGGTTCGGCACTGGTGGGCGAAGAAGCGAGGCTATGCGATTTTCACTCCCGCGGCAGCCCAGGCATACCGGGATCAACAGTGTGCAGGATGCTCTCGCAATGAGGAAGGCCAGTGTCTGGAGTGCAAGTGTCTGGTCCTCTCGAAGACCATGATGGCTTTAGAAGAGTGCCCTATCGGGAAGTGGCACCGGGTCTGGATCAGGCGGAAAATGTGACATTGGGTGCTTTTGAGGTAACTGTTTCACTGACGTATGCCAGCAATGATTTCTGAACTCCCGGCCTCGGGTGTATCTGGGACCGGGTATCCCCAGAACTATCTGGGCTCGCTTATCCGGAGCCCAATGATCGGTAAGTCGGGAAAGCCGACACAGTCCAGCATTCGGGATGTTCAGATGGCCAGCGACGTGGTCAAGACGGTAATCATGGCCGGGCGGAATAGGTCAATCGTCAACTCTCGCATCCTGGCCAAATATAACGCGGAACGGCCCTATGATGCCTACAAGCTGGAGGCAGAGGGGCTCGGGTGGCGGAGCAACTTCACCACGAAGCCGCTGCCCTCGATGATCGAGAAGGTTGCGCCGCGCTTTGTGTCGGTGGTGGATGGGTTGAAGTATTTCACGAATGCGTCCCTGTCAAATCGGTGGCAGGGGAGCCAGGTCAAGACACAAGCTTTTCGTGAGGAGATTACGAAGACCATCCGGGGACGAAAAGGGTGGAAGACCCTGATTGAGGACGTTGCCTTCGACAACGCGCTTTTTGGTCACACGGTTATTGCGTGGCTGGACGAATTCAACTGGTTTCCCAAGCACTTCAAGCAGGATGAAAGTTTTGCTGCGGACGGCACCAAATCGGATACTCGCTGGACGCAGATTATGGTCCTCAAGGAAGTCTATTTGCCGCATGAGTTGTTCGGGCAGATTAGCCCAGACTCGCAGGCGGCCAAGGACGCTGGATTCAATTTGACGAATACCCGCACGGCGATCAATCTGGCCTCGCCCGCGCAAATCAGAGACCGGCTCAATGTCGGGGGGACACTGGAGACCTGGTATCAGAATGCACTGCGGGAGTTGACTATCGGGGCGTCATATATGGCGGGCGCGTCAGTGGTGGTCGTTTACTCACTCCTTGCGCGCGAGGTGGATGGAACGGTTTCTCACTATCGAATGGCCGGCCCGGAGATGCTTCCCATTTTTGAACGGGAGAGCCGGTTTCCCTCGATGGAAGACTGCCTCGCCTTCTTCACCTTCCAGAAGGGCAATGGAACTTTGCATGGCTCGAAGGGCATCGGGCGTGACATCTACGAAATGGCTGGGATGATCGACCGCACGCGCAATGAGGTGGTGGATCGGCTGATCATGTCAGGGAAGACGCTCATTCAAGGAGACGTGCGAAGGATTCATACCTTCAAGATGCAGGTGATTGGGAGCACGGTAATCATCCCCACCGGATGGAATGTTCTGGAGCAAAAGATCGACGGCAATCCGGAAGGGTTTGTCAAGCTCGATATGTATTTCAAAGGGCTGATCAACGAGTTGATCGGCTCGACTTCCACTCCGCAGCCGGGCCTCGGGGGTGAGGATATGCGATCTCCAGCGGCCTGGAACCTCCTCGCCAGCCGGGAAGAAGAACAGCGGGATGTCCGCATATCCCGTTTTCTGGCGCAGTTTACGGAGTTGGTCCAGACAATGCAGCGCCGGATTTGTGATAAAGAGACCTCAGAGGATGATGCGAAGGCGGCCCAGGATCGGTTGATGAAAGTGATGACTCGGGAAGAGCTTAAGGAGCTTGCCTCGCAACCCGTTGCCGGGACCGTTCAAGACCTGACACCTTTGCAGCGGCAGTTAGTGGTTTCGATCTCGCAGGAAAAACGAGGCAATCCCCTTTACAATCAGCGGCAGCTTGAGCTTGAAGATTTGCAAGCCCGCATGGACTACGAATTTGCTGAGCGCGTCCTCTTGCCGGAGAATGATCCAACGGAGGAAGCGGAGCAGCAACGCCAACAGAAGGTTGAGTTGATGCTCCTCGGGCACGGCGAGGCAGTCCCGGTCAGCCCGCGCGACAACCACATGATCCATTTGCAGGTGCTCATGCCGGCGGCGGCGCAGATTGCTCAGGCTATCATGCAGGGTCAGTTTTCGACAGACGTGCTGGAAACGATGATTGCCCACATCAATGAGCATTATTCTCAGGCGCTTCAGCAGGGCGTCAAGAAAAAAGCCTTGACTGAAGTTTCGCAGTTTCTCGCCAAAGCGGGACCGGAGCTTGCCAAGCTCAAAGAGGTGGATGCTCAGGCGGCCCAGGTGTCAGCCATGCACGATCAGATGTCACAGCCGCAGCAACAACTGCCGCAAGAAGGTGTTCCCCAATAACCTGATGAAAACCCCCTATGGAAATTCTCGCAAACGACAGTGACTGGACTCACACGGATGAACTAGCTCTGGCGGCATTTCTCGAAATTCCCACCGGACGCCGGTTCATTCCGGCCCTGGTCAAATTGTCCCCCGGGCTTATGGCGGGCGGAGACATCAATGCGATCCTGATTCGATCCGGCGAAGTCCGGGCCTTCCAAATGGTCATCGAAACCATCTTTACCCTGGCTCACCCGCCTACCCCAATGGAACAGCCCGCAAATGCTTATCCGGCCTTGGAGGACGATAAAGCCTGGAAGGACGGACAGACACTTGACGTTCCCAACCCTGAAACACCCCAAAACCCCTAGTAGAATATGCCTGATGAAGTCAAACCGGCTGCTCCGCAAACATCGGAACAGTTAGCCGCCCACAACGCCGAAGTTGCCCGCAAGGTCGCGGGGCAAGACATCCTCGCCCAGCCCACCAAGACTGAGGAATTTGGTGAAGCCACGGGGGCTCTCGATGCCTTGGCTGCTCAGGTGAAGCCGAAGGAAGATGGTCTTGAGCCCAAGCCCGATGCGGGTGAACCGAGGCCGGCGGCCCCTAAAGCACCGGACGCACCCGCGCCGAAGCTGGATGCGCCCCCGCAACCGACAGCGGAAGAAGTAGCGCTCCAGAAGCGCGCGGACGATCTTTTCAAGGACTCGCCTGGGCTCCCGCCCAATGCTAGCCCGAAGTCGTCAGAATCCTTCGCGAAGATCAAGGTCCGGGCAGCCCAGGAAATCAGCGCGCGTGAGCAGGAAATCACCGCCTTGAAGGAGCAGATTGAGAAGGCGAAGAACCCTTCGACGGCGCAGATCGAAAAAGAGAAGGAGCTTGAGGAATTGCGGCAGTTCCGGCAGAAGCTGGACGTGGACTTTGATCCGAAGTTCAAGGAGCACGATAAAGCCATTGCTCAACACCGCGAATTTATCTATGCGCAGCTTCTCAAGTCGCCGAATATCACCCCGGCGGTGATCGACCAGATCAAGAAGTATGGCGGCCCGGATATGGTGGACATGTCCAAGCTTTTTGAGTCGGTGAAAGACCCTACGATCAAGCGCCTGGTTGAATCAAAGGTGGCGGACATCGAGATGGCCAAATACAACCGTGAGCAGGCGGTGAAGGATGCCAAGGCAAATCTGACGCAGTATCAGCAGGCGCGGCAGACTGAACTGGGCCAGCAAGAGGATATTCAGTATAAGAACGCGGTGCAGTCGGCGGACAAAATTCTGGGAAATTTAGACTGGATTGCGGAGAAGCCAATCACGGCGGGGATGGAAGAGCCCGCGAAAAAGGAAGCCACTGAGCACAACGAGTTTGTTGGAACGCTGAAGTCTCAGATGATAACGGCGCTCAAGGACAACTCGCCGGAGATGCGCGGAATTCTGGTGGCCGGGATGGCGCAATTATTCAACCTTCAGCGCCGGGTTCCCTCGCTCGAAGCTCGGCTCGTCACGGCGGAAAAGACAGCGGCGGAGGCGTCAGCCAAATATGAAGCAATCCGGAATTCCAGCAGGTCTCGCCTCTCGGAGTCGCAGGCACCTTCTGGAGGAATCCCGAATCTGAAAAAGGATACCGACGTAAACCAGCGGCCCGGAGATGCGCTCGACGCAATAGCGAAGCGCATTTCGGAGGAGCGCGCGGCTAAGGGCGTGTGAGTCTTTTCCGGTCAGATCATACCGCGGGAGTGGGACCAGTAGCGGTCCTCCCGCCGGAGCCGGTCATCATCTACCAGAAGAAACTGATGATAGTGCTTCCCTGGTGGAAGCAGGTATCCCCCATCACGGCGTTCTGTGTTGCTCAATTGATTGACCGGAGGCGGACGGCGTCAATGCTTAATTTTGGGGATGCTTTTATCGCCCACTCGCGTAATTCCTGCGCGGATGTTTTTCTCACATCAGCGTGTGATTGGCTGCTGACTATTGACGATGACATGGTCGTTCCCTTCGGAAATTCCGAATGGTTCAAAGCTCACACCGGGTTTACTGATTTCCCGGAAAAGTTCTTGGCTTGGAATGCAATTGATCGTCTGATGTCTCACAAGAAATCCCTTGTAGGCGCTCTGTATTTCGGGCGGCATCCGCTCGGGCCGCCAGTGTATAACGAGGCGGGTATGAGCCCGCAAGAGGCGGAGTATGCACGTCGGGGTCCGTATGACTTGATCAAGCCAACGAGGTGGGTTGGGACCGGATGCATGTTGGTTCACCGGTCGGTGTTTGAGGATATTGAGAAAAAGTTTCCTCGACTTTCACGAGGGCCGGATAAAAAAGGTGGCAGTTGGTTTACCTCGACTGAGGCGAGTTTGTTGGGGCAGTTACAGGCGCTACAGGATCAATTGCAGAGCGGTCCGCTTGACGGGGGCAAGGCGTATGCAGCCCTGGACGGGATTACCGCGGTCCTCTCGCGCGCCCAGGCGGAGAATTCGCTTGGGTTCGGAGAGGACGTGAGTTTCTGCCTGCGGGCTTCGGCTGCCGGACACCAGCCACATGTGGATATGGGGCTTATCTGCGGTCATCTGGGCACCTTTTGCTTTGGACCACGGACCACTCGACCCCCGGAAAGGGCGGCATGACTAACCGGTTGCTGATTGCACTCCAGTATTGGGAGGGGGACCGGACCCGCGCGCTAGCCTTGGCCCACTTCCTTGCGGATTTAGAGCCGACCAAGTCGCCAATCGCTGATTTTTTATTCGTGTGCCGCTTCGACAGCAGCCTTGATGATCCCTCAGTTCAGCTTGTGGCTCGAAAGTTCAATGTTTACACAATGAAGAGCCGTCGCCGGGAGACGGGCTGGCCTAACGGCTGCAACGGGCTCTGGTTTTCAACAATGGAGTGGGTGCAGTCGATGATTGCGGCTCGGAAAATTCCGGCCTACAAGGCTGTTTTCACTTGCGAGGCTGACGGATGCCCTATTCAGCGGGATTGGCTATCTCGAATGTCCTCTGAATGGGATCGAGTCAACCAAAAAAGTCCGGTAGTGATAGCCGGGGCGCTTGTGGAGCCGGGTCCGCACATCAATGGCAACGCGCTGATCACAGGAGACCTGAATTTTTTGACGTGGATTGCCCGAAGAGTTGGGGGGATCATTCCGAATTGCGGCTGGGATTTCTATCTCGCGCAGGAATTTAAGAGGCGGGGCTGGGCGGATGTCCCCGGGATGAAAAGCATCTACAATACGCCCACTTTTTCCGAAGAATGGTATCAGAAGATGATTGACAATGACTGGATTTGGGTTCATGGGGTAAAGGATACCTCCTTGATCCAGTATGGGCGAAAGCGGTTCGCGGTATGAACAAGGATTCTCGAATTTTGGTCACTGGGCACCGAGGTTTGGTGGGAAGCGCAGTCTGCCGCGCCCTCAAGGCGAGCGGATACGACAATTTGATCACTTGGAGCCACGAGAAGGTTGATTTGACCAATCCGGTGGTGGTAAGATGGGCCTTTAGTAGCTATCAGCCGGAGTATGTCTTCCACTGCGCGGCCAAAGTCGGCGGAATTGTCGCCAATTCGACGAAACCGGTAGAATTCATGCTTGACAACATGCGGATTGAGATGAATGTCCTCGAAAACGCGAAAAACTATGGCGTCAAGAAGCTTTTGTTCCTCGGCAGCGCGTGCGCCTACCCAAAACTCGCTCAAAATCCTATTTTTGAGGAATACCTTTTGACCGGAGCGCTTGAGCCCTCGAATGAGTGCTACGCTTTGGCAAAAATTGCCGGAATCAAGCTTTGTGAAGCGTATCATAAGGAATATGGGTGCAACTTCATCAGCGTGATGCCCACGAACCTCTACGGGCTGGGGGACAGCTACGACCCGCAGAATTCGCATGTAATTCCGGGTATGATCCGGCGGGTTCACGAGCGAGTTCTGGGTTTGTTGCCCGGCGTGACCTTTTGGGGAACGGGAAAGCCAACGCGGGAGTTTCTGTTTGCGGATGACCTCGCGGTGGCGTGTATCCTTCTGATGGATTGCTCGGAATACCTCGGGCTGGTCAACATTGGAAGCGGGGAGTTGGTTGCACTCAGAGACCTCGCGGCGATGGTGGTTAAAGTGGCCGGGCATTCTGGCCCTATTGAGTGGGACATCACCAAACCGGATGGCACTCCGGAAAGGAGGCTGGATAGCTCGAAGATTTTCTGGTTGGGGTGGCGTCCGAAAATAACGCTTGAGCAAGGGCTCCAGCTTGCTTATCAGGATTTCCGTTTGCATCTATGTCACGCGCATTGATTTTTGGAGCCTCGGGCCAAGACGGCTCATATTTAGCGGAGCTTCTCTTGGAGAAGGGCTACGAGGTGCATGGTGTTATCCGCCGGTCTAGCACAGACAACACGGTCCGTTTACACAGCATCCTCGACAAGATCACGCTTCACCAAGGAGACCTCTCGGATAGCGCTTCAATAGCCGCTGCAATTGACTTGGCGAAGCCGGATGAGGTGTATAATCTCGCGGCCATGAGTGACGTGGGTATCAGCTTCAAGGTGCCCGTGTATTCGGGGGAAGTGACCGGCGCGGGGACAATTCGGATTTTGGAGGCAATTCGCAAGACCGGGCAGCCCATACATTTTTATCAGGCGTCTTCAAGCGAAATGTTTGGAAGCTCTCCGCCGCCGCAGAATGAGACCACCCCCTTTCATCCCCGGAGCCCGTATGGCTGCGCGAAAGCATTCTCTTACTATGCCACGGTGAATTACCGGGAGGCTTACGGGATGCACGCGAGCAACGGAATCCTGTTCAACCACGAGAGCCCGCGCCGCGGAGAGAACTTTGTGACGCAGAAGATTGCCAAGGCAGCCGCGATGATCGCACGAGGTCAGCAGGAGTTTTTGTATCTGGGCAACCTAGAAGCGAGGCGGGACTGGGGGCATGCCAAGGATTTTGTAAAGGCGATGTGGATGATGCTCCAGCAACCGGCATCCGATGACTTCGTGGTCGCCACAGGGAGGGCATACTCAGTCCGGGAGTTTTTGGAGGAGGCTTTTGGGTGTGTGAACCTAAGCATTGAAAAGCATGTCCGGTCTGATCCGTCGTTATTTCGACCGACGGAAGTGGAGCATTTGTTAGGAGACCCCAGTAAAGTAAAACGGGTGCTGGGCTGGGAGTCCCAGGTGACTATGGCTGAGTTGGCGCGGATGATGGTGGACGCATGGTTATGAAGACCTGTTCTCTGTGCGGGGTGACTAAGGGGATTGCTGAATTCTGGAGCACCGGGGGGAGGCTCCGTTCGTCCTGTAAGTCGTGTGAACGACAAAGAAATTTGCGATATAGGAAGGATCACCCGGAGATAGTTCGTCAGTCCACGATGCGGTGGAGACAAAGAAACCCGGAGAAGATGTCGGCACAATACACCAGAAAAAAGCTAAAAGGCTACGGAATCACTGAGGTACAATACCGGGATATGTCGCGCGCTCAAGGCGGAGTGTGTGCGGTGTGTGGGGAGACTAACACGTCGGGGATGGCCTTGGCTGTTGACCATAGCCATCGAACGGGAGAGGTTCGCGGGTTGTTGTGCAATCGTTGTAACGCGGCTTTGGGGTTTCTCAAGAATGATCCTGAGCGGTGCCTGCGGGCTGCTCTTTATCTGGAAGATAGAGGAAGTTAAGATAATGAATCATAATACACGGATAGCAATTTGCTGTTACAATGGAGACCAGCACCAAGTAATTAAAGCGCTTGACAACTATCTTCAGCATGGTTGTCCGGTGGTGGTTCTTTCTCCGGGTGATGCCCCCGCCGAGATTCGGTATCCAGGGATCGAGAATAGATTTGCGGGGAAGCGCGCCTACATTGGGCAGGAGTCCCTCGACCGGCAGCGGGAACACCTGAAACTTCTCTTGACTTTTCCGGAGCAGTTTTTTCTGGTGCATGATGCTGACTCGGTCTGTTTGTCGGCAAATATTTCGGGGTATCTCTACGAGGAGCCGGACGTTCTCTGGTCGAATTTGGTGATAGACACCATCCCGGAGCATGTTGTTGCTTATCCTCCTGGGTTTCCGAATGTCGCCTTTCAACCTCCATATTTCCTGTCCCGAAAAACCATCGAGGCGTTGCTGGCCACGGCAGAGGGAATTCAGGCCAACCCCGTTATGCCTTTCATTGATCACTATATGGTTCAGCTTGCGGTGAAGGCCGGATGGCCCTACAAGGGGTTTCCGGATGGGGCAAGCTGTAGCACGGACCCGTCGCTCCCGTGCGGGATCGAAATCCTTGGAAAGCTCGTGAGAGAACAGGGGTTTGTTTTCATGCACTCGATCAAGCGGCGCGAGGTGCTCGATCAGCTTCTTCGGGATCGGCATGCGTATATTACCCGGGATCGAAGTTGACGCCGGACAAGTTCCCCGCGACTGTTTCTTTGGTATCTAAAGCCCTCCTGTTGATACCCAGGGGACGGCCCTAAAGTGTTCGCTCGCTGGCCAAGAGCGCGACGGTCAATAAATGAGTGCGGGTAAATCCCGCCAAGATAGAAAGAACACTTATGGCAGCTTTTTTTTGTGATAACCCCAGTGATCTCAGCGACATCGCGAGCAAAGATGTCAATCGCATAGTTGGCACGATTGCCCGGACTCTGGCAGCCAACTCACCCTATATGAACGTCATTAATGGCGGGGTGTTTCCTTCCGGCACGTCCGATGCAATTCGGTCAATCGTTCAGATGCAGGCCGCGCCTGGGGATTCCCTGGCGATCCCTACGTTTGTCTGTGATACTGAAATCTGTGGTCAGACCGGCATCCAGGACCTTACTGACACCGTGGAATTCAACCTCCGGCTGGAAAGTTTCCGTGGCCGCGGTCCGAATATCTGCGTCAAGAAAGGTTACTCGGCCTTCAAGGGCTCTTACGTCATGGCCGAAGACAGCTTGAAGAAGCTGGTGACCCAGTATATCAACTCTGACATCCGCGCCCAGTTGTATCTGCGGAGCGCTTCAAAGTTCACCGCAAACGCCAACTACGATTTCAACTCGCTGTTTACCGGCGGGCTGGAGACGGACCTCGGCGTCAAGTTCGCTCCGTTGCTCCCCACGGGTCCCATGACCTTCAAGGCGCTGCACTATATCGCCCGCTATGTTCGGGAAGTCCTGTTCGGTGAGTGGTATTCGCAGGATCAGGGAATGCCGCATTATCGCTTCATCGGCGGCGCGGATCAGGTCGAATACTTCCGCTCGGAAGTGGGCGTTCAGAACGTGATGATCGGTCTGACCACTGGTGGCTATAAGCTCGGCGAAACCACGCTGACCGCTTACAGCTTCGAGCAGTCCCCCGCTTATCGCGGCATTGCCTTCGGTGTGGATCAACGTCCTTTGCGCGCGTCGGGCTTCAACCCGGACGGCACTCTGGCCCTGATTGACCCCGTGACCATTGTGTCCAACCCGGCCCGAGGCACCGCGTTCGCGAAGCCGAATCCGGCTTGGCTCAGCGCGCCCTATGAAGTTGGCGTTCTGATTGCTGATGGCAGCTTCGAGCGGCTCGTGCCTGAGAAGTATGTCGGCGAGGGCTCCTTCAAGTTCGCCCCGCAGCTTCACATGGGCGAGTTGGAATGGCACTACCAGGTTGACAATCAGTGCAACCAATGGGGTGACTTCGGTTGGCACAAGTATCAGATTACTCGCGCCTATCGGCCCCTCCGTCCGCAGCACATTGTCCCGCTTCTGTATCAGCGCTGCACCGCTGACCTGGGGTTGGTCAACTGCATCACCACAGGAGCCTCTAGCTTCAGTGGCGCATTCAACTACACCACAATTGGGGTGTGCGGCGACAATGAGACGCCTAACGTGCATGGGTCCACCACGGACCACTTTGACACGCGGCCCCCGGCGTTCGGGGTCTGAGGCTAGCTGAAGCCGTTCATCAGGTGGGAACACTGGGAGCGGGCGGGCAACTGCCCGCTCCCTTTTTTGAGGAAAAAAAATTTGGTTACCATGTCCAAGCTCGATACAATCACACTGAGAGAGTATGTTGACGAAAAGTTTCTGGAGCACAGAAACGTGGATGATGTGCGATTTGAGGGATTGAGAGAACAGCTCGACTTCAAGATTTCTGCTCTGGATAAAGCAACTACCGTTGCGGCTGGACTGATGGATAAACGGTTGGAATCAATGAACGAACTCCGAGCGCAGTTGAAGGACCAATCGGGAACCTTTGTGCCTCGTTCAGAATACGAATCTCAGACAAACAGGATCACTGAGGACGTAAGGCTGCTGCGGGAGACAAGGGCAGCCTCGGAGGTGTCAGCCGCTATGCTTGAAAAGCGGCTGGAGTCGATGAACGAATTTCGGTTGCAGTTGAAAGACCAGGCGGGAACCTTCTTTACTAAGAGCGAACACGAGGTATTTATGACCTCGGTGGAAAAGGACCTACGGGTGTTGAGAGAGTCTAAAGCTAATCTTGAAGGAAAGGCGTCCCAATCCGCGGTCAATGTGGCTTTAATTGTATCGTTGCTCGGGCTGGCGCTGTCGCTAATTGGCCTTGTTAAGGGTTTTGTCAAATGAAAATCAAAAGTATCATACCAGCGCTACTCGCTCTCGTCTTGTTGACGGGTTGTTTGGGCACACTGGTTCCGAAATCGGTGGAGCTTTTCCAGAAGAAGACCCAGGTGTTTCCGGAGCAGAGTCCGGCGCTTAAGGAGCTTGAGCGGGAGGCGATTTATCAGTCGCACGAGAAGGCGACGGAGACTGTAGTAGCCGCTCTGAAAGAGAACACCACCACAAATGTCCTTGCCCCGGCGACGGATACGATGAAGCTGACTCAGGCGGCAATGGTCGTAGCGGGGCCTCCGGAGAAGATACCCACGGTTACGGCGGATGTTTTGGCTAACAAGGCAACTACGGCAATGGGGGCCTACGACTACAAGGTGGAGAAGTTTGCCAAGGCAGAGGACGAGGTGGCCGGCAAGAAGATCGAGGGAACTGGCCTCATTCAGGTGCCATATTTCTTGTGGATCGGCGGGATTTTCTTAGTGCTGTTGGTCCTTTACGAGGCGGCGAAGACTCTGCTCAAGGGTGCCGCGGTGACCAACCCTGGCGCTGCGGTCGGGCTCGGTGTTGTGAATGTGGCGCAATCCACTCTTGCTGCTGGCTTCTCGCAGGTTATCAAAGGCGGTGAGGATTTCAAGGATTGGGTCACCAAGGAGTTTTCGGGAGATCAGAGCTTGCAAAGCAAAATTCTCACGGCCTTCCAGACCAATCAGATGAAGGCTCAGGATCAGACGACTCAGAATACTGTCGCGGCCATAACTAAATAGCGCCTATGCCTGGAGATACAAAGAATTGCGATAATTGCGGGGAGAACCGGAATCCCAATCCGATTGACTCCTGTGGGCGAGAGAGCCTGGGCTGCAACAACCCTTGCGGCCACAGTGCTAAAAACTCTGCGCGCTGCGAATCTCTCCCCAGCCAGATCGAGAATTTCACCACTCAGTTTTTCGGAACGGTGGTAAAAACGGAGATCAACGGCGTGGTGACGTGGTCGTTGCCGTGCCAGCTAGATGTTGGTCTTCCGGGTAATCCCCGGGGAGTTGACGAGGGGCTGGCTTGTTATTTCCTTCGGCTATTCCGGGACGGCCTGGGCGGTCTGAAGGGCGATCCGGGTGTCCCGGGTGCGTCAGGCCAGAGGGGAACAAACGCCTTCACAGTGGTCACGCAGGGCTTCAATCAGCCCACGCCGCAGAATCCTCTGGTTCAGTTTTTGGTGGACCCCAATCCGGCGATTGTGGCCGGGATGGACGTTTTCATTGCGGGCTCCGGCTATTATCTCGTGACTGCGGTTCTTCCGGGCGGAATTGTTTTCGCGACGTTCCAGGTGGCTGCGCCGAATTTGGTGTCCTACGTGCAGCCTGGGTCTCTCGTGATCCCCACGGGAGCCAATGCGGTGGGCGCTAAGGGCGCGACGGGGCAGAAGGGGGATCAGGGAGCCCCCGGGCTTACCGGTGTGCAAGGCGCACCCGGATCAAACATCACGGCGCAGAACGGGTATGTCTATGCCACGGGGGCAAGTGCTCCCTACAGTCTCGCTACCGCCTATGGTTCCCTTAACTTCGGCGGCCTGCTTTTGGAGTTTAATGCCCCGGAATCCGGAACCTATTTGGTGACGGCAACAATCCCGGTGACGACCACTATTCAGACCGCGCAGACCGGCAACGCTCCCGAGCTTGTCTATGCCAAGTTCAAGCTGAAGAATACCACGACGAGTGTGGATATAGCGGGCTCGGAGACTTTCACCGCCTTTGTTTTCACGCACACGGCCCAGGTCCAGTCGCAACAAGTAACGGTCAACGCGGTGTGTTACGCTGGGCTTGGAGAGACTCTTGCCATCGCGGGGATTGCGGTCGCGCCGCAGGTGGGGGACGTTGGTGGGCTGGCTTGGGCAACAATTAACGCGGGCACATTATCATGGGTCCGCATTGCTTAGGAACCATCGGGAAAAGCTGCCGTGGGCAGACTCCAGTTCACCATGAACGGGTCACGAAGATTTCTCATAGGTGCAAGAGCGAGCGCGGCGGGACAACGACGATAGGCGCTCCGAAGTATAAACTGACGGTGAAGAACTTTCCGGACCCAAACGAAACTTGACTTATGGACGAAGAACATGATCATACGGACCTGGGCGTTAGCTCGAAGGAAGAATTCGGTGGCAACCTTGGGATGGGGTCGATGACCTCGGCTTCGGAAGGCAGCGACGGGAAGCACTATCCCAGCTTTCATTACTCCGGGCCGGAAGAACTGGACCTGCCGGATGAGGGCAGCATGGAGATTTGCTTCTGCAAGACCTCGGAGACCAGCCGAGTGCTTCCTAACGGAAAGCACTGGTATGAATGCACCATCGAGGTGAAATGTTTCGGGGATGTTGAAGAGGACGATGAGGACGACGATGAGGGCGATGACGAAGGGCCGGGCACGGACGCCGAAAAAGCGCTCGACACCATCGCCCGCGCGCTGGGCAAGGAAACTGACCGCTAATAAGAGGAGGCGTTATTTTCAGGGTTGATGACATATACCAGGAAGCCCGCAAGATCATTGGGGTTTGTGATGACCAGAAGCTCTTCACTTGGTTGGGCGACTCCGTGTCGCTGATAGCCAACAAGGAGGACCTTGAGGGCTGGAAGGGTTTCCTTGACATCTGCACACAAGGTTGCAGAAGTTGCAATGAAGGCACCATCTGTAATAATCCGGCGGGCTGCGGGCGGCGCTGCATTGCCCTCCCGCGGGAAGTGGACACAGTGATCGCGGTGAACATCGGCGGCCAGCCGGCGCTGGGCGTGAGCCAGTTGTTTTCATTTCACCTGAACGGCCCGGGGGATTGCCGGACTATTTGTGAATGGCGATGGGCAGATCAGGGCAAGTTCCATTGCACCTACCGGGAGTTGGTGGAACCGTCAAAATTGGTGGCGCATCTCCAGACACCCGCTGACAACGGAAAGCAGGTCCTGGTCTATGGTTTTGATGCCGGGGGCAATGTCCTTCGCCGGCAGGATAGCTCAGGCGCATGGATCAACGGCTACCAGGTCCCCACGATCTACGGGGCTGCAATTCCTGATGTTGGCGCGCCCGATATTGCCCGGATTACGGGTCTTTACAAGGAGCCCACGGTTGGGAGTGTTCAGTTATCGACTGTCGATGCGTCTGGTGCGACGGGCACCCTTCTCACGGTCATGGAACCGGATGAAACGCTCCCACAATACCGTCGCATTCAACTCAACCGCTCGTGCAATTGGGCGCGGATTGCATTCCGCAGGACCAACCCCACTTTCACCTCGCGCTTTGATCATGTCCCGCTGCGCAGCCGGATCGCTTTACTGATTGCGCTGCAAGCGCGCAAAATGTATAGTGACAACCAGCTTGCCGAGGCCCATACCCTAGAGGCAGATTCGGCGCGGATGGAATTGGAGAGCCAGCAGGCCGCAGAGCCCCCCGTTTATCATCCTATCCAGGTGCTCGATCAGAGCAACCCGCGCGCGAAAGATGACTACGACATTCGCTAATGCTGTGGATAAGAAAAAATTAACTCTGTTTTTTGCCTGGTGCTGGTTCGAGCTTTTGAAAAAGCGTGCCGCCGCTAACGCCAGAAATAAGAGATACCTTCAGCGGCACCCGGAGAGGTTAGAAAAGCGCCGCAGACAGTGCGCTGTCTGGCGTCAGGAGAACCGGGAAAGATACCTAGAATCTGCCCGGCGGTCCGCCCGAAAAATCTACTATACAAATCCGGGGAAAAACATTGCTTATTCTAAGAAGTGGGCGCAAGAGCACCGGGAACAGCTAAATGCGAGATTGAAGGTCTGGCGCGCCAAAAAACAGGCTGCTGATCCTAGTTGGCGAGTGGGTCGGTGTTTGAGAAAACGAGTTTGGGACGCGGTTCGGGGCATCTCTAAAAAGAGTGCTTCGACCCAGGAGCTTGTCGGGTGCTCGGCAGCGGAGTTGATCGCACACCTTGAGAAACTGTTTCTGCCAGGGATGTCTTGGGAGAACTACGGAAAGTGGCATGTGGACCACATAAAGCCCTGTTCGGCTTTTGATTTGACTGATCCAGGACAACAGCGGGTGTGTTTTAACCACCAGAATCTGCAACCTCTGTGGGCGTTGGACAACATCCGCAAGGGAGGCGTCCGTGCCGCCTAGCCCGTCAGTCCGCATTGTGGATCAGGACGGAGTTTTCTTCTCCGGGATGAAGTCTGATCAGGACCCGGGACAGATACCACTCGGATATTACTGGTGTGGAGTCAACGTCCTAAATGTCGGGGGGACAATCAGTTGCCGCCCGGGTTACCGCTGTGTCTTGACACTCCCGGATGGAAACCTCCAGGGCGGCTTTATCTTCCGGCCAAACAACGGCCTGGAACAGGCGGTCGTGGCAATTGATGGGAAGGTCTATGTTGCGGACTGGCCCTTTATCAACTTCAACGTGCTTCCCAACGTCCAGCTTTCCCCCTACGCGCGGCAAGTCTTTTGGATTCAAGCCACGCAGTCCGCAGAGCGGATTGCGTCAGACGGGGTTTCTCCCGGGGTTGGGCCGGCCCCAGCGATAAAGGTGATCACCCCGAAGGCCGTAATGTTTGCGCAAGATGGTGGCCTTACCGCACCTGCGTGGTATGACGGGGCAAATTCCGGGCATGTTTCCGGGGATGCATATGGGACCCCAGCCGGTGGAGATATGGCCTGGGTGGGTGATCGGCTCTGGGTGGCGCACGATCATCAGGTTCTGGCCAGTGATATTTCCAACCCCTTCAGCTTCCGCGAAGTGGGCTACCTTGGCGGCCAGGTTTCGTTTTTCTTCCGCTCCGGAGTCACAGCGATGGTCGTGACACCGTCCACCGAGTCACCGCAGTTGATGGTGTTCACTGATGTCAACGGGTCCATCCTCCAGGCCAACATCAGAGACAGAAGCCAGTGGACCACGACGCCAAACTTCCAGGAGGAAGTGATCGGTGTGGGCTGCCTGTGCTCGAAGTCCTGTGTTTCCCACTACGGGCGCTTGGTGTGGTTTTCTCCCACGGGGATTGCTTTTTATGACCCGGCGCTAAGCGGGAAGATCACCACGCGGCTTCCTATTCGGGACAACGAAATGCTGGTGAGTAAAGCTGTCCTGAGTGATGACCTGTCGCAGGTTGCCGCCGGGATTTACGGACAGTGGCTGATGATGTCTGTGCCCGCTGAAGACACATACAACCGGCACACTTGGGTCCTGAACCACGCCAGCCTGACCACACTGGCTGACGATTCTGGCCCCTCGTGGTCGGGGTATTGGATAGGCACGCGCCCGGTGGAGTGGATGTATGGGCAGGTCGCGAACACCGAGAGAATTTTTCACGTCTCGGTCGATTTCGATGGAAAAAATCGTTTGTGGGAGGCATTCATTCCAGATCGGTTGGACAATCGGTGCCCGATAACTTGGGGACTGTTTACACGCGGTTACTTTGGTGCTACCGCCTCAACGCAGTTGAAGGACCCGGGCACCCGCTGCCGGCTTTCCTGGGTGGATGTTGCCTTTGCCGGTGTGGAGGAGAATTTGAATCTGGGGGTGTTCTACGCTGGTGGCACGCGCGGGGCATTTCGCCAGATAATGAGCAAGATGGTTGCTGTTAGCAAAGGGAGCTTGTCTTATGACCAGTCGATCAGTGCGCGAGATACCGTGTATGCCTTCAAAGCCCAGTCGCGAACCCTGCGGACGGAGGATGCCAACCAAAAACCGGCAGATAGCTGCTCGGGATCATGCGGGGCGGAGTCGCCGGATCAGGATAACATCGACAGGAATTTTCAGCTTTTGGTTGTGGGTCATGGCCCGGCTACCTTGCGATGGATTCGTCCGTTTGCCTTCCTGGTGCCGGAAGATTTGTCAGGTGATGCCATCGCATGCGACGACGAAACCGGTTTCAATGCAGTCCGGTATGACGGGGCCTCTGTTAGTAGCCCGGACTACGGTGCTGTGGTGGCGGACCTTGCCGCAACGTGTGTCGCGGAATACAAGTCCGTAAAAACAGAAGTGCTTGAGCAGGGTGGCTATGAGTCAGCCGGCGTCGGGACGGCGGATAGCATAGTCTCTCAGGAAGCCGCGGATCGGGTGGCTGTAGTGATTGCTACTCGGATGGCAGAGAATGACTTGGGCGGCATGCAGCCGCCAATAACATCAGTGGGGATGCCGTGAACGCTGTCTTGGATGTATTGAAACTCCGTAGGGTCAAGTTGGACTACATTTCTCCTCCGGTCTGCCCAGGGATAGCCATTACCAGTAGTTCGGGGTCGGGCACAATTTGGGTGGATATGGGTGACGAGAGTGGTTGGTGTCCCCCGGGGTTTGTGTGGGATAACCAATTGTGGACCTGTGTATCAACCAACCCACCGACGCCACCGACGCCACCGGCACCGCCTCCGCCTCCGCCGCCTTCGACGGGGTGCATTACCAACTCAGACTCGCTTTCTGGTGGCACCGTTGGGACGGCTTATTCCCAGACGTTGGTCTGTTCTTTTGGAACTGGCCCGCGCACTTTTTCGACGACCGATTCCTTGCCAGATGGTCTGACGCTCAGTTCTTCTGGAGTGATTTCCGGAACGCCGACAACGGCTGGCACCACGAACTTTACTGTGACTGCGACAGATTCTTTGGGTGCTCTCTGCACTGACGTTTGTCAGGTCACAGTTGTTCCACTGCCAATTGTGTATTATGGTCTCGTTTTGGATGCAGACTATCAGGGTAATAACACTCCAATTTTTGAAACGGGAGGCACTCCTCTTAGTCTTCCTAGTCCTGTTTTTCCGGGCTATTCGGTCACCGTTCACCTCACAGGCAATCATCCGGAGTTGGGGGGATGGATTCGTGTTACTGGACACACAGGTTCACCTTCTGGGCCTGCCTTTGATACCGGGTATATAGCTGTTCCGGCAACGAGTGACCCGAATCCGTCCAACTATCCGGTTACGTGGACTGCTCCTTAATCATAAGAAATTTATGCCAAAATCAACTAATTACGCGGACAACTGGTTCAAGTTGCTCGATGTCAACACTGCCTATGCTAACGTGGGTGACGCAGGCGGCCTACAGCCATCCGCTGCTCCTGGAAATCTCTATGTCTCGCTCCATACTGGTGACCCGGGGTTGACCGGGGATCAGACCGCCAATGAGGCAACCTATACTGGCTATCTTCGAGTGGCGGTTCCCCGGAGTGCGGCGGGCTGGACTGTGGCTGGCAATCAGGTCTCGAACACGGCTAATGTGACTTTTGCGGTATGCACTGCGCTCAGTTCGGTTGTCACTTGGGTTGGCGTTGGAACGGCAGCAGCGGGGGTAGGTCAGCTGCTCTATGCTTTCCCCCTGATCCAGACCTACTCAGCTTTTTTTGCCACGGTGGCGGGTAACCTGTTTTACCAGGCAAGCGGTCTGGCTACGCTGACACCGATACAGCTTTTGACAGCCCCGGGTGGTTCGTTACCAGGAGGG